GAAACAGCGCCCATATTTCAGAGGCAATGTTATTGACCAACTCATTGATGAAGGTGAGACATACACCAAGAAATATTGGGAAGACGATTTAAGAGACTATGCTCCCAACTTTGGTGTTGAGCGTTTTGAAGTGTTGGAATATTGGGGCAATGTAGATATTGAATTGCTCCAAGAGAATGATATTGTCATTCCTGATGACATGCTCAATGCTGGAGAACTCCAAGCAAACATTTGGTATTGCAATGGAAAAATATTGAGGCTTGTTCTCAATCCATTCAAGCCTGCAAAGATTCCCTATTATGCTGTGCCTTACGAATTAAACCCCTACTCTCTAGCAGGTGTCGGTGTCGCCGAAAATATGGACGACACCCAAACCCTAATGAATGGTTTTATGCGTATGGCTGTGGATAATGGGGTCTTATCTGGAAACCTTGTCTTTGAAATTGATGAGACAAACTTAGTGCCGGGACAAGACTTGTCTGTCTATCCCGGTAAGGTGTTTAGAAGACAAGGTGGTGCTCCCGGTCAAGCTTTGTTTGGAACTAAGTTTCCAAATGTGGCAGCAGAGAATATGCAACTGTTTGATAAAGCAAGACAGCTTGCCGATGAATCAACTGGTATGCCTTCGTTCTCTCATGGACAGACAGGTGTGTCAGGTGTAGGTAGAACAGCCAGCGGCATCAGCATGTTGATGAATGCTGCTAGCGGAAGCATCAAGACAGTTATTAAAAATCTGGATGACTACCTCCTTGGCCCCATTGGTCAAGCCTTCTTCAACTTCAATATGCAGTTTGACTTTGATAAAGAAATCAAAGGAGACTTGGAAGTTACAGCCAAAGGCACAGAGAGCTTGATGGCTAATGAGGTGAGAAGCCAACGCTTGATGCAGTTCTTGCAGATTGCCAGCAGCCCAGCCTTAATGCCCTTTGCTAAGTTTCCTTACATCATCAGAGAAATTGCAAAGAGCATGGACTTAGACCCAGAGAAGGTAACTAACAACATGGATGAAGCCATGCGTCAAGCAGTGTTGTTGCAACAGACACAGCCTGCCCCTGCTCCTGCCGCTGGTGGACAGCCTCCACAAGGCGTTGCTGGGCCTCCCGGTGTAGCTGATATGACAGGTGGTGGCGGTGGTAACATTGGTGTTGGCGCACCGCCTTCACCAGAGATGCAAGGATTTAGTGGAAATGAGCAACAAGCCGTACCTCCCCAAGCTTAAACCATTAGTAAATAACAATTTACAGTGGGATGCTTTTGTGGAAATGTTAGACAATGAGATTGATAGTCAGCATAAGAAGCTTGAACAGTCTAAAGATGTTCAAGATATTTACCAATCTCAAGGAGCCATTAGTGCTCTGCGTAGACTTAAATATTTAAAGGATGAGATAAATGCTCAGCAATGATACACAACGACTTTTCGCAGAAGGCGGCATGCCTGATGAAGGTGGATCAACTGATCCTGTTAGCGGCAATCAAGTGCCTCCCGGCGCTATGCAAGAAGAAGTGAGGGATGATATTCCTGCACAACTAAGCGAGGGTGAGTTTATTTTCCCTGCTGATGTGGTGCGTTATATTGGCCTTGAGCGTTTGATGAAGATGAGAGATCAAGCTAAGAAAGGCTTGAAGAGAATGGAAGAGATTGGTCAAATGGGCAATGCCGAAGAAGTGGAAAACCCAGAAGCACCAATGGAAGACGAACAGTTTTCCTCCACCATCGATGAGATTATGGGAGAGTCAGGAGAAGAAGAGCAGCAATACGCCTATGGCGGTGATGTATCTTTTGCTAGACCAGCCATGCCAACAGTTCCTGCTGTCCCAACGCCAGAGCCTTTTGTGTTTAACGAAAGCCAATTCAATAATAATGTGGCTGGTATGCTTGGCATCACCCCAGAGTCACAGCCAACAACAATGCCTCCAGCAGAGCCACCCAAAATGGGTATGGAGACACCCACAATGGGTATGGCTAAAGGTGGCTTAGCTAAGCGTAAGAAAAAGTAAGATATAATAAAGATATCTATTCCTGTGGTGGGCAGGACAGATACTAAATAATATACCCACCATCATTGGCTACTTAATTCCCCAGCATTGGCTGGCTTACAATTAGCCCCAACTTTAAAAGGTTTATATGTCCGAAGTTGTTTTAGATAAAAAAGAAGAAGTTAAAGTTTATTCTGGTTTTAGCAAACGAAACGCTAATCAAGAAAAAATTGAACAAGAAGAAGCTGAGCTTAAGGCGCTCCAAGAAGAGAATAAAGATGAGGAGAAAGCTACAGAAGCTGAGCCAGAAAGCGCAGAAGAGCGTAGCTTTAAAAAGCGTTATGGGGATTTGCGGAGACATTCTCAGCAACAACAAACCCAGCTTCAAAAACAAATTGATGAGCTAAAGCAACAGCTTGAACAAAGCACTAGCAATCAAATTAAGCTGCCTAAATCAGAAGAAGAACTTTCTGAATGGGCAAGACAATATCCTGATGTGGCAAAAATTGTAGAAACAATTGCCATCAAGAAGGCCAAAGAACAAACAGAAGCCCTTGACCAACGCCTTAAATCGTTGGATGAGCGTGAAGCTTTGACAGCTAAAGATGAAGCTGAGGCTGAATTACTGCGTCTGCATCCCGATTTTGACCAGATTAGGGATGATGATGAGTTCCATAACTGGGTGGATGAGCAGCCTAAATGGGTGCAACAAGCCTTGTATGAGAACGACACAGACGCTAGAGCAGCAGCTAGAGCCATTGATCTGTACAAAGCAGACAAGAAGATTGCTACAAAGAGGAGCACAGGCAACAGAGATGCAGCACAAAGTATTAATACTAGAGGTGGTAGGTCTGCTCCTTCTGGTGAAGACAAAGATGGCATGATTTATGAATCACAGGTGGCTAAGATGTCTACACTAGAATATGAAAAGTATCAGGAAGAGATTGGTAAAGCAATTAAATCTGGTAAGTTTGTATACGATTTGAGTGGTAACGCTCGTTAATAGTTGATGTATAAGTCAATTACCATTAGTTTACAACTAAGTGTTGACAAATAGATCAATCATGTTATAACTTTGAACATAGGCCACTCTGGTGGTCTTGTTCTAAACCGATTAAAGCCGTCATATGCAATGACCACCTTTAATCAAAACTAGAAAACTCGTAACGCAAAGCAAGTAAACTGTCAGAATTACCTGTAAGTTTATTAGCCTGTATTGATGATGAGGGCACTTGTCACTGATACACACCTAATAATGTCAGCCTCTGTAGTTGTGTGAGCGTATTTAATTATATGCCCTATCAATATCTCTAGGAGGATAAATCATGGCATTTCCGAAAGCAGTAGGATATAACAACCTACCCAATGGGAACTTTAGTCCCGTAATCTATTCCAAGCAAGTTCAGCTTGCTTTCCGTAAAGCTTCTACTGTTGAAGCTATCACTAACAGCGACTATTTTGGCGAGATTGCCAACATGGGCGACTCTGTTAAAATCATCAAAGAGCCTGAGGTTTCTGTTCAGTCTTATGCCCGTGGTACACAAATCACTGCACAAGACCTGAATGACGAAGACTTCACCCTTGTTGTTGATCAGGCTAACTACTACGCCTTCAAGATCGATGACATCGAAGCTGCTCACTCCCATGTGAACTTCATGCAGATGGCTTCTGATCGTGCAGCTTATCGCTTGCGTGACCAGTATGACCAAGATGTGTTGGGTTACTTGTCTGGTTATCAGCAGTCCGCTAAGCATGCAAATGCTGGCACGGCTCGTACCACTTTCCCCGGCACCAAGGCTTTGTCTGAGGCAGGTTCTAACGAACTGTTGTCCAGCATGCAGTTGAGCCGTCCCAACTTTGGTAACTTGACCTCTGGTGGTTCTGCTGGTGATTCGATTCCTTTGGCTCCTCGCTACCCCGGTCAAACTGGCGCATCAACAACGCTCGTTTCGCCCTTGGCAGTGGTTGCCCGTATGGGTCGCTTGATGGATCAACAGTTTGTTGACACACAAGGTCGCTGGTTGGTCGTTGACCCCGTGTTTGTCGAGTTGTTGAAAGACGAAGACAGCCGTTTGCTGAATGGTGACTTCGGTGGTTCTGGTTTGCAGAATGGTCTGATCTTGAACAACCTTCATGGTTTCAGAATCTTCGTTTCCAACAACCTGCCAAAGATTGGTACTGGCCCCGGCACAACTGGTGCTACCGCTCAGTCTTCTAACTTCGGTGTGATTGTTGCTGGTCACGACTCTGCTGTTGCCACGGCTCAGCAAATCACCAAGACAGAAACCTATCGTGATCCCGATAGCTTTGCTGACATCGTGCGTGGTATGCACCTGTATGGTCGCAAGATTTTGCGCCCTGAGGGCATCGTCACTGCTAAATATAACGCTGCTTAAGGAGAACACTAATGGCAACTATTACAACTCTCTCTAACGCTGTTAGCTCAGGTCTGCAACCCAGCCGTGCTATTCGCAACATGCCTTATGTGGTGGAAAACACCATTAGTTTGGCTGCTGCTGTGACAGCAAAAGGTAGCGCATTGGCTGCTACTGATGTGATTGAAGCTCTCCAGATTCCCGCACAATCCATTGTGTTGGCTGCTGGTTACGAAATTACATCTGCCGTCACTGGTAGCTGCACAGTTAGCTTGGGTGTTACTGGTGTTACTGCCGCTGCTTATGTTTCAGCTTTTGCTGTAACTGGCTCTACGGCTGTCGGCACCTTTGCAACCCCTGCCACTGCTGGTTATCCCATCGTGTCTCAATCTGCTGATACATTGGACTTGTTGCTGGTGACTGAGACTACAACTCTCAGTGCTGGCTCCATTCGTGTGTTTGCTGTGATTGTGGACGCACAAGATCGTGTTGGCCCTGCCTCAGTTGACCGTGAACAGTTGGCTTAAAAGCTAACTAAACCAAGGGGCAGCTTCCACAAGAGGTTGCCCCTTTTTTGTTTATACACAGAAAGATATTGCAATGGCTATCACTTCTGCTCTTTGCACAAGTTTCAAAAAAGAGTTGCTTGAGCGTAAGCATGACTTTAACGCTACTAGCGGTCATACTTTCAAGATTGCTCTCTACACCTCATCTGCTTCCCTTGATGCTGCAACCACAGCTTACACAACTTCCAATGAAGTGGTGGGCACTGGTTACACCGCTGGAGGTATTGCTCTTACAAACATTGACCCAACATCCAGCGGCACTACAGCCTTTGTAGACTTCGCTGATGCCACTTGGGCCAGTGCTACCATCACCGCTGCTGGTGCTCTCATTTATAACACCACCACTGATGGTGGGTCTGCTACTACCAATGCTGTAGCTGTCATCTCTTTTGGTGGAGACAAGACATCTACCAATGGTGACTTTGTTGTTCAATTCCCCACAGCAGACGCAAGCAACGCCATCATTCGTATTGCTTAAGGAGTCGTAGATGGCTACGACTACAAGGTCTGGAGCTATCTATAGCATAGGTGTCTATGGCACCTCTCGCTATGGCATAAGCAATGTAGCTTATGTTCCAGATGGTGTGCAAGCTTCTGCCACTAGCGATAGTGGTGTAGTCATTTCAGGTGATGCCAACCATGTGGTTGTCAGCCTAGTAACCCCGGCTTCTGTTGGTAGTGTTGGTGTAGTTGGTGTGGCTGTCACCAGCCTTGTTGGTGTGTCAGCTACAGGCTCTGTAGGCACCAACTTCACATTCAGCTTAGCTTGTAAGTTCACACCCTCAGGAGTGGCCTCTACAGGCTCTGTAGGCAGCGTAAATGTGTTGGCTAAGGCCAAGGTATTGCCAACAGGTTTAGCGGCTTCTGGAGCCTCTGGTAGCGTTTCTGTTGTGGCTAAGGCTGTAACAGCAATTACTGGTGTGTCAGCTACAGGTGCTGTTGGTACAGTTGAAGTAAGAAGTATTAATAGAATACCAGTTGATGGTGTTGAAGTCACTGGTTCTGTTGGTAGTTTAGTAGTAGTAGCTAAGGCTAATGTTTCTTTAGTTGGTCTTGGAGCGATAGCAAGTGTTGGAGATGTGGGTGTGGTGGCAAAGAGCAGCTACGCTGTCTCTGGCCTAGAAGCCACAGCTTCTTTAGGCACTGCTGTTGTAAGAGATAATGCCATGCCAACCTTTGATGGGCTGGCTGCAACAGGAAATATTGGTACAGTTTCTGTTACAACTACAATATTCGATTATAATGCTGTAGCTGCTTTATATGATAGAAGCCGTGCAGTGTTGGTAGAGAGAAAATCTACGGCTATTGAGAGAACAGCAGCAGTAGGTTTTGTGGATAGGAAGGTGTATGTTGAAAGACAAACAACATCACCAGAAAGAAGTTCAGTGGTAGAATTATTACCCAGAAGAGCTTATATGTATAGAAAAACTTCTTCGTCTGATAGAAGTGTTTTAGTTGCTTAAGGAAACTTATGTCGTTTAGATGGCCTAACAAAGACCCAGATGAAACATTAGACTACAGTGTTGATTGGTCTAGATGGCTTAATGGGGCAACCATTTCATCTGTTGTTTGGTCTGTTGATAATTCCTCAGGAACAAAGACAGCCATTACATCTGGCTCCACTGTTAATGGCATTCAGAATGTTTCTCAGACAACAAGTAATGGTGTCGCCACTATCAACTTAGGGCTAGGCACTGCCAACACTGAATATAAATTTTATTGCACTATGTCAGACAGTAGTGGTAATGTGGCAGAGCGTGTCATCAGGCTGCGAGTGAAAGAACAATAATATGGCATACAACTATTTAGACCTTGTTAATGAAGTGAATAGAAGGCTCAATGAAGTTGAGCTTACTTCTGCCAACTTTGCTTCAGCCGTTGGTTTCTATGCCCATAATAAAGATGCTGTTAATGCAGCCATCAGAGACATCAACCACACCCATTATGAGTGGCCTTTCAATCATGTACTGGCTGAGGAAACCCTCACAGCAGGCACCATTCGTTATGCCTTCCCCAGTGATTGCAACACCATCGACTTCGATACTTTCCGCATTGAAGAGAATGCCACCTTTGGTAATGCCACAACAAAACTAACAGTGCTTTCTTATGAAGACTATCTGAATAAATATATCGATCACGAATATACAACAGACTCTTCAAAGAGAGAAGTGCCTTCCTTTGTGTTTCATGCTCCTAGTTTGGAATATGGTGTGGTGCCTGCGCCTAATAACGCATACACAGTGTTCTATGAATATTATAGAGTGCCTGTAGATTTGTCTTCATATTCAGATGTGCCTTCCATTCCTGAAAGATTTAGGCATGTGATTATTGATGGTGCTATGGCATATGCATATATGTTTAGAAGCAATGAGCAATCTGCTGTTATGTCTAAGAATAAATTTGATGAAGGCATTAAGAGAATGCGCTCCATGTTGGTGAACAGATATTCTTATGTTCGTTCTGGAATGATTAATACCACACAAGCTTCTGCTTTTGGGGACAGGGTTAAGTAATGGCTGACGCTTGGCAAACATATCCTTTTGAATTTAAGGGGGGACTCATCTCCTCTCTTTCCCCACTTCAACAAGGAACCAATGCTCCCGGCAGTGCTAGGATATTAAAGAACTTTGAGCCTTCTGTTGATGGTGGATATAAAAGGATTGAAGGCTTCACTAAATATGACAGTGCCTTTGTTCCTGCTTATGGGTTTCCTAAGGTGCATGGTAGTGGTCAGACAGGAACAACTCTTGTCTTAGGAAACATCTTCACCACACCTGTTGCTGGTGGCACCCTCACCATTGCAGGCGTTACAGGCACATACACAATTGCTACTGGTGGTGTTTCATACGACAGCACAAACAAGAGAGCAACACTAACACTCACCACTTCTATGGCTAGCAGTCCTGCTGATTTGGCTGCTGTCACCTTCACCTCCCATGCTGGAATAGTTAAAGGTGTTGCTGCTTGGGAAGATGAAGTGATTGCTTATAGAAGTAATGACTTATATAAATCAACAGGCAGTGGATGGGTGAAGCTTAATGTTCCTTCCTATGGCACAGTGTTAGTTAATGGCGGTAGTCAGACAGGAACTAGTTTAGTTGTAGATGGATTGACAGATGCTCCAAAGATTGGAGATACATTCACAATTGCTGGTGTGGAGAAAGTCTACACTGTTTTATCTGATGCCACAGTGACAACTGGTGGAGCCACATTAAGCATCAACCCAGCCTTGGCTTCTAGCCCTGCTGATAATGCAGCCATCACATGGCTCACAGCTAACTACACTGGTGGTGTTAAGCTGAGAACAGAGAAATATAGAATAAGCAGCACTGACAAGATTGTTGGTGTGGATGGTGTTAATTATCCTTTCATCTGGGACGATTCTTCATTCTCTCTTCTGAATGATGCCACCACTGATTTGCTTGGTGCTTCCTTTGTTGTCTCATATAAAAATCATTTGTTCTTTGCTAAAGATGACAAAGTGATTTTCAGTGCTCCATACACAGACACTGATTTCTCTCCCGCTACAGGAGCAGGTGTTATTGTTGTCGGTGGCACCATCACTGGCCTCATTGTATTTAGAGAACTCTTAATTATCTTCACAGAGCGCACCATTAGTCAAATTACAGGTAGTGCAATCTCTGACTTTGTATTACAACCCATCACAAGAAAAGTGGGATGTGTGGCTAGTGACACCATACAAGAGGTGGGTGGTGATGTGATGTTTCTAGGCCCAGATGGCCTACGCTTGTTGGGCGCTACAGATAGGACAGGCGACTTCAACTTAGGGCTGGTTTCTAAAATTATTCAGAAAGAAGTCACTGAGCTTATCTCTTCTAGCAGCAGCTTTGCCAGTGTTGTGATTAAACAGAAGTCGCAATATAGGCTGCTTGGTTATAATGCCACTGTCACTGCCAACAGTGCTAAAGGTATTTTAGGCACACAGATGGCTGTAGATAATACCTCTTCCATTGCTTGGGCCGAAACTAACGGCATTAAAGCCTATGTGGCTGATAGTTATTATTCAAACCAGACAGAGACAATTGTGTTTGCTCACAGCGATGGCTATGTCTATCGGATGGAAAGTGGTAGTAGTTTTGATGGTGCAAATATTGTGGCTTCTTTTGCCACTCCCTATGTACACATCACTGACCCCAGAGTTAGGAAGACATTCTATAAGATGTTCCTCTATACCAATCCTCAAGGCAGTGTAACCACCTCTGTTAATTTGAAGCTAGATTTTGATGACTTTGGAAGCATTCAACCAGAAACCATCACCCTGTCTAACAGTACAGGAAGTGTAGGCTTTTATGGTACAAGTAGTGCAAAATATGGTACAACTGTATATGGTGCAAAGCTTAAGAAGCTGTTCCAGACACAGGTGATTGGGTCTGGTTTTTCAGTGTCTTTACAATTTGTATCAGACAGCCAAGACCCACCTTTTTCGTTGGATGCTGCCACGCTGGAGTATTCATCGCATGATAGAAGATAAGGAAATCTTATGACAGGTTATGTTCGTAAAGATACTACAAACAATATTGCAGACGGCAATGTGATTAATGCTGCCGATTTGGATAGCGAATTTGATGGGGTGCAGGCTGCGTTTAATAGCTCAACAGGGCATACACATGATGGCACTGCTTCTGAGGGTTCTCCCATTACAAAGCTTGGCCCAGTGCAGGATGTCACAGTTTCTACAACTGTGCTGGGTGTTAAGACCACCAACACTGTTGACTTAGGCACAAGCTCATTAAAGTTTAAAGACTTCTATTTGGCTGGTAATGCTTCTATTGGTGGCACATTAGGTGTTACAAGCACTGCCACTTTTACTGGCGCTGTCATCTTCAACGGCAACACCACTATTGGTGATGCTGACACCGACACCATTACACAAGCAGCTTCGTATGTAACTGGCACACAGCTTAAATCAGCAAAGACAGCCACCAACACTTTGTCTCTTGCCGCCTACGATGTGGATGGCACAGCCTATACCAATCTAATCACTCTCACAGCAGGTAATACTCCGACATTGGCTCTTACATCTACAGGTGTGGGCAGTATGGACAACATTGCCATTGGAGCCACCACTGCCTCCACTGGTAAATTCACTAGTGTTACCAACTCTGGCCTCACCTCTGGGCGTGTCACCTATGCTTCTACGGGCGGGTTGCTGGCTGATTCTTCTGGTTTCACATATGCAGGAACTGATTTAGCCTTGACCACTGGCGATGTAACCATTGGCAATGGCTCATCTGCTACGACACGAATGTTTCGTGCCCTTGAGGTTGGAGCCTCTGGCAACACGGCTGGTATTGCCTTTGGCAGTGGTGGCGTAAAAGGCGCTGTTTATGGTCAATCAGGCTCCAGTACTTTATCTATTGTCAGCGGCAATAGCGGGGCAATAGCATTTGGATACGCAACAGGCAGCAATGATGCTGGTGCATCTGCAAACTTCAATTCTTTGGGAACATGGTCAACAACGGGTCTTTCAATCGCCGGGACATTGACCTTGTCTGGCGGCACTGCCAATGGCGTTGCCTATTTAAACGGCTCCAAGGTGCTGACTACGGGTAGTGCGTTGGTGTTTGATGGTACGAATCTTAGTGCTGGCTCTACTTCCCAAAATTTAGGCACATCTACCGCAAGATGGGGAACTGTTTATGCTTCTACATTGGCTGATGGAACAGATCAATTAGTTGGCTCATCTGGAACAACTGTCCGGCTTGGATTTGGTGCAAATTGGACAGGTTTGGGATTTGGTATTGGCGGCTCCGAACAAATGCGCCTAACAAGCACAGGTCTGGGTATTGGGACGAGTTCGCCAGTCGCAAAGTTAGATGTTAGAGGTATTCTTGCTATAGCAAATTCTGCCGCAAGTTATTGGGCATTAGATAGAAATGACTCTGATGGTGCTTTAACTTTTGCAGATGGTGCTACAGAACGCGCCCGTATCGACACCAGCGGTAACTTGGGTGTTGGGACTACATCGCCTTCAACTGGTAAATTTGGTGATGCTTCATGCGCTGTTTTGGTTCAATCATCAGACCCGGCCTACGGTACAAACATTTTTTCCAGCAACTCTAATAACACCAAGTTTGTTGGTTTCTGGAGTGGTCATTCAAGCGCAGACTCAGCGGTAGGCGTTAAATCTGGTACTGCGCTTACATTTGGCGCATGGGGCGCAATAAATGGTGCAGGTGGCTTCAGCGAATGGGGACGATTCGACTCCAGCGGTAACTTGCTGGTGGGGGTTACGAGTGGTTCTTATCACACACTTGCTAAAGATATAGGGGGTAACTTTGCAACCGAGATACGAAACTCCAACGCTAATCCATACGGTCTTTACATTAGATACTCAGGTGCCGCTCCAAATGGTTCAGTAAATGAATTTTTATATGTTGGTGATACTGTTGGGCAGAAAATGTCTATCCGTTCAAATGGCGGTATTGCAAACTACAGCGCAAGTAATGTAAACCTGTCTGACCGCAGAGAGAAAACAAACTTTGCGCCAGCCAAGTCATACCTTTCCAAAATCTGCGCCATTCCTGTTCAGACATTCAACTACATTGACCAGAACATGGAAGATGATGGTGGGCTGACTTTGGGCGTTGTTGCTCAAGATGTGCAAGCGGTTGCCCCCGAGTTGGTCATGGAAAGCAATTGGGCAAGCAAAGATGAAGAACCCAAGATGCGCCTTGGCATCTACCAAACCGACTTGCAATATGCGCTGATGAAGTGCATCCAAGAACAACAAGCCCTCATCACAACCCTCACCGCCCGTATAACCGCTTTAGAAGGAGCATAAACCATGTCAACAATCGTTTGGAACATCAGCCAATTAGACAGACAAACCTCAAATGGATTTGTCACCACTGCCCATTGGCAAGCAAACGCAACAGATGGAGAATATTCTGCCTCTGTGTACAGCACTTGCTCATGGAGTGATGGCACTGCAACCATTCCCTACGCTGATTTAACGAAAGAAACAGTGTTGGGTTGGATTTGGACTAATGGTGTTGATAAAGAGGCTATAGAGGCTTCTTTGGCTGCTCAGATTGAACTGCAAAAGAATCCTGTCAAAGCCACTGGCATTCCTTGGAGCGCCTAATGTCTGACATAGACCCAATAGCTTATGGAGTTTTGACCGCTAAGGTTGAGGCTATGGAAAAGAAAATAGATAAGCTTGAACAATCTATTGAACAGCTTCTTGCTTTGGCTAATCAGAGCAAGGGTGGTTTATGGATAGGAATGGCTATCATATCGGCTATTAGTTCTGCTATGGGCTTTCTCAGCCATTACTTTGTCAGAGGCTAAGCCATTGATCCCCTTACAATATTGGCAATGGCGAATGGCTGTGTCGCAGCTATCCGCAAAGGTTGTGAGCTATATGGGCAAGTTAAGGGAACAGTTGCAGAGGCTAAGAAAACTGTTGCCGATGTTCAAAAAACTGTTAACGATGTTAAAAACATTGCCTCTGAGGTTGGTGGTTTCTTTGGATGGTTTAAGAAGAAGCCTAAGCCTAGTGAGGCCCAAGCTGTTGAACAAGTTGCACAGCCTGCTGCAAAGAAAAAACAAGAACCTGTAGTATGGGATGAGAATTTAGTTGTTGCAGAACTTGCTAAAAATTTAGGTGAGTTTTTTAAACTGGAAGAACAGCTTGCTGCTCACATAAGAGAAGAAGAGGCTAAGTCTAAAAGTGTTTATGACCCAAGCCAAAACATTATGCAGGCTGCTCTCAACAGAGAATTGGCAAAGACACAGCTTGAAAAGCTAGGTAGTGAGATAAGACGCATTATGGTGTATGAGTCGCCTAAAGAACTAGGTAACTTATACACCAGAGTTAATCAGATGCGTGTAATTATTATAGAAGAACAGGAACAAGCTAGGCTGGCGCAGGAAAAGAGAGAGCGTGAAATAGAATGGCAACGCAGAAAAGTAATAAACGCAATACAGGACAAAGCCATCTACGGAGCAGTGACCTTGTTCTTCGTCCTGTATCTAGTCCTGTTCTTCAGTCTACTCGTAATGGACAGAAAGGTCAGATGGGGTTTCTAATTGCTCTTATCTCTATGGTGCTGGTGTTTGTCTTGATGCTTCCTTTAATGGGCATCATGTACTTTGACATACTCACAGCAAAGCAAGAAACAAAAGACGAAGTGGAAAAGATGAAGAAGATTAGAAAAGAACTAGAGAAGGATAAACACAGTGAAGGTAACTAGTACATATATTTTGGCAACAGTGTTTGCCTTATTGTTTATGGGCTGTCAAGACAGATTTAGATATCCCTGCCAAGACCCAAAGAACTGGGACAAAGAAGAATGTAAACCACCTCTCTGTACAGCCACAGGCACATGCCCTAGTCAGCTTACTAAGCCAGAAGAACCAACAAAGGAGTCTAAATAATGTTTAAAGGATTGAGATATACAACTGAAGAGCTTGAGTCTAGACTTAAATTCTTTGCTGGTGTGGTGCTGGTGTCTGTGTTTGGTGGTGCTATGTTCACCATCATTTATTCATTGGTGTTTGTCACACAGCCCATGTCAGGCATTGCTCCTGCTGATAAACAATTCTTTAAGATATTGGAAACAATGATTACTTTCCTTGCTGGTTCTATCACCACCTTGGTCACATTGAAAGCCACTGATAGCAACCCATCAGAGACTGCTCCTCCACCTCCCCCACCTGAGCCTCCTAAAGAAGAGGTGAAGCCATGAACGACTTGCTAGCTGGTCTGTTAAAGAATGTAGCTCCCGGCTTAGCCACTGTTGTGGCTGGCCCATTAGGGGGCATGGCTATGAAGGCTATGGCTGATAAGCTGGGTGTGTCTGATTCAGTTGAAGCAGTGACACAGGCCATTCAGGCTGACCCAGCAGCAGCACAGAAGCTGGCTGAGATTGATTTGAAACAGTTTGAATTGGAAGTGAAAGACAGAGACAGTGCTAGGCAGATGCAGATTGCTGCTCTGCAACAAGATAGCTGGTTTGCTAAAAACTTCCTCTATCTGTTCACCTCAGCTTGGTCTATTTTTGCTATGGTGTTTTTCACCTTCGTCACCTTTGGTCATGTTCCAGAGACAGGCACCCGCATGGCAGACACCATCTTGGGTGTGTTGATTGGTACAGTGATTACTGGTTTCTTTAATTTCTTTTTTGGCAGTTCTAAGTCTAGCCAAGATAAGACACAACTTTTAAAAGAGAGAAAATAATGCAACTAACTGAAAACTTTTCTTTGTCTGAATTGGTGAAGAGCGAGACAGCCATTCGTAAAG